TGAGCAGATCGCCGAGCGTGGACTTCTGAGTCAGAACAGGCATTGCAGGTGCTCCTTATCAGTGCTTTGTGACAGCCGCCGCACGCTCAAGCGCACGTCGGACGATCGGGCTTTCCGACAGCTTGTCAGCCGCCGGATTCGGCTTAACGGCGACGACCGCACTTGCCTCTGCGCGAGCAGCAAGACTGTCAAGCACAGAGCGGCGCAGCGCGTGTGCAGTGATGCCGCGCCGGATGGCGTCGGCTGCATCCACCGCAACGCCAAGGCGAGCCGCTTGCGCGGCGATCTCGACAATCTCCGCAGCCGCAGCGCGCGCCGCCTCGTCCGGTGGTCCCGGCGCAGGCTCCGGCGGCGTTGGCTCCGGCTCCGAAAGCGCGGTCGCAGTCGCCTGCTGCTCGACTTCCGTTTGCGAAACGTTGTCAGGCTCCGCCTGATCGGTCATCTTCAACCTCCTACGATCGTGGGTTGCCGAACTGCGCCGTCGCGGCGGCGGCGCAAAGGTCGCAGTCATGTCAGACAGCGCAGTCTCGATGGTGCCCATACGATCGGCCAGACCGATGGAGATGCCTGCGCGGCCGCGATAGATCGCCGCATCAGTGGCGCGCACTGTTTCTGGCGTCAGGTTGCGGTTGCGCGCGACCACGTCGACTAACTCGCCGTAGAGCGCATCAACGTCCGCCTGAATCGCCTCGCGCGCTGGGCTGGACAGCGGTTGATGCGGATTGCCATCGAGCTTGTGCGCACCAGCATAGATGAAGGTCCAGCTGATACCCGCCTTTGCATCCGCGCCGCTCTGATCGACATGAGCGGCAACGATCCCGATCGAGCCAACTTCACCAGTCCTGGTGACGTAGATACGATCCGCTGCGCTGGCGATGGCGTAGGCGGCCGAAGTCGCGCTGTCGCTAGCGACCGCCCACAACGGCTTGCCTGCAGCGCGACGAGCCGACACCAAGCGATCGACGAGGTCAAACATGCCTGCGACTTCGCCGCCTGGGGAGTCGATCTCCATCACCACGCCACGCACCGCCGAATCGGCGAGCGCGTTCTCGATAGTGTCGCCGATCTCGCCGTAGACTGACGCGCCGAACAGTTCAGTCAGCCAGTCACCGCGCGCGACCAGCGGTCCCAGCACCGGCACCACCGCGATGCCAGCATCAGTGACTGCATAGCCGCGCGAACGCTTGGGCTTGCTGGTCTGCGCTGCAAGGTCAACGTGACCAGCCGCAAGCATTGCTTCGAGCGCGCGCGGCGCGATCGCCATCGGTTGGCTGGTGAACCGAATAAGCGCTGTTTGCAAAGACGTCATGTTTCCTCGTCTTCATCCAGTTGCGGCTCGTTGTTGTCGTTGTCCGCTGCCATGTTTCCGGCGCTTGGCGTCGATGAGAACACCAACCCAAGCCGTTGCTCACGCGCGCGATCGGCAGCGATCTCCGCATCGACCTGTTCAGCGTCGTAGCCGCGTTCAGCCAACGCTTGCGTCCTGCTTTTGAGCAAGGCGCGCATCTGCTCAATCTCCGCGCGCACGTCTTTTAGCGGATCGATCCAATCCCAGCGCGGCGGCCGCCAGAAGCATGCAAGCCATTCACGACGACGCTCTTCGTAGTCTGGCAGATCAAGCGCGCCTGCCATCACTGCCGTGTCCATCCAGCGCACCCACACGCTGCGACAAAGCTGCCAGACCATCACGGCATGCTGATAGGCCTCGACGCGACGGCGAAACTCCAATAGCGCCATCCGCGAGTTTGAATAGTTGGCTTTCAGCATGTCGTTCGAAAGATACGCATAAGGAATGCCAAGCGCTGCTGAAATCTGCAGCAGCGTGCGATACTGGAACGGCTCGTATGTCTGGCCGACATCAGCCGGTGTCGAAGTCTGAATTTCCTCGCCAGGTGCCAGCATGACAATCTGGCCGGGCTGCAAGTCTATCTGTCGCTCGCCATCCTGGCCGTCGCTCTCAGCCACGTCGAATGGCTCCGTTGGCGCTGGCGTTGTAATGAACAACGCATGCATCGCCGCGACCTTCTTGCGGTCAAGTTCTGCGTCGTCGTACTGATCGAGCAGGAAGAGCTTAACAATGGCTGGCGCAAAGCGTGAAACACCCCGCAATTGCCCAGCTTCGACTGGATCAATCACGTGGATCACTTCCGAGGCCGGCACGCGCACCGTCTCGCCTGCGAGTCCAGGATCAGTGGTATCGCCTGGATGGCGGCGCAGGAAGTGATACGCTACTCTTCGCCCGATGCGGTCGAACTCAATGCCTTGGCGAATCACGTTGCCGCTCGGCAGAACTTCGTTGTGGGTCAGCGGCAGCATCTCTGACGGCAGCATCTGAAGTTGCAGCGGCACGATTAGACCGTCCTCTGGACGGCGCGGGCGAAAGCGCACAAACACCTCGCCTGCGATGAACACCTCGCGCGCAACGCGACGCTGCTGACCGTAAAAGTCCGTAAAGCCCTCAGCGTCGCTTTCGTCAGTCCACTCTAACCAAAGCCGCTGCACCTGTTCTTTGATTACGCTGTCAGCTATCAGCGATGAAGGTTTGATGCCGTCCCCGACCACGTTGCCCGCCCAAGACTCGATGGCGTTTGCCGCGTAACCATTGTTGCGCACGAGCCAGCGTGCCCGCGCAGTGATATCCGCTCCTGCCGCACCGATCAGCGCATTGAGGTGAGCACGGGTCGGCTGGAAATGGCGCAGCCGACGGTTGTTTTGCGCCGCCTCGAAACCGCCGATAAAGGCACCGACACGCCGACGCCAACGCGAGAGTGTGGATAGCATCTGATGCTACAGTCCCTTGCTGGCGGTGGTGCGAACGATGCGCCGCCGCGCCCCAGCAGAGGCATCGGCGATGCGGCGTTCAAGATCGGCGATCGCGGCAGCCATCTCAGCGTCCGAAGCGTAAGTAATCCGACGACCGTCGATATCGACAACTCGCACCCCACGCCAGCGCGCTTCAAGCAGCGCATCTCGACGCGCCTTCATCTGCTCGATCGTCACGACATTACCTCAGCGCATATAAGACGGCGTGAACACGCGCCAACCACGCGATGCGCGGCGGCGGAGCACACCGGCAGAAGGTAGCACGAGATCGGCCGCCTCCGACTGCTCGATCGCCGAGTCCGACACGTCATCGCGGTGCTCAGGCGCGACAGTACGCTCATCACGCAGCCCGACTTGCGTTTCAAGATCGCGCCACGTCACCTCGGTCCAGCGATCCGCCCCGGCAATCCAGGCCGCTGCGCGAGCATACACGCGGCAGTCGAGGACCTCGTTGCGTTCCCTTAGCTTCTGCCACTCAAGCCGAGTGAAGCCGCGTTTGGTGCGCACGGTCACCAGCTGCTCGGCGACCAGTTGCTTCACCCATTCCGCTTCCATACCACGCGGCAGGTGAATATAGCCAGGCGGATAGCTGCTACCAGCAGCTAGTTCCTCATCCGTCGGCCGACTCAGTCGCAGAAAGCGATACGTCTCGCTTTTGAAGGTGGCCACCGCAATCGTCCAAAGCCGCGCACCACGGCGCAGCTTGTGTCCACCCTCGGTCACATCGACATAGCTTGGCCCGATGACCGGCGCGATGCGATTGAATCCCTCAACGCCCTTCACCAGCACGACCTGCGCATGCCCAGCGCGGCGCGCCCAGGAATAGACTTCCGGCGCTTCATAGCCGGTATCGATAGCAAGCTTCGCCAGCCCGAGATTCGGTCCGTTGGCATGCGGCCACGTGCGGCCCAGAAGCGTCGTCAACTTGGCCCATGTCTCAGCACGCTCGGGACCGCCATCAATCACTACGTGGTCAACAAACCAACTTTCGAGACCACGACCCCAAGCCCAAATTGACACCTCGATGCGGTCGCGCTGCACGTCTGCGCCAGCGGTGAGGAACAAACCACCAGCGGGCACGGTACCGATCGGCCAGTCCTCGCGCCGCTCGTAGAGCCGTTCCCAATCCGGCGCTTCGCCACGATCCTGCCAGGTCTCGCCGAGCGCCGTCATTACCCAGACCTTCAATCGTTCCGGGTGCTGCTTCGCTTCAAGAAAGTCTCGCACCGTCTCTTCCAGCCGACGGAACGGACTGTAAATCTCATTCAGGTGAAACCCAGCTGTGCGCCCTGGCTCACCTTCTGCCTTCCACTTTCCACGCGACACTGCCGCGTAACGTTCAGCATCGGTCCATCCAGCGTCGCACGATTCGCAGTGATAACGCGCAGTCTCCGGCTTGCCATCCACCCATTTCACCTGCGGCCACCGCAACACCTGCTCGTGGCCACAGTGCGGGCACGGCACCCAATACCGGCGCCGATCACTAGCCAGATACGCAGCCTCGATCCGTGACGATCCAGCAAACGTCGGCGTGCTGCTCAACACGATCTTCCGGTTCCATACCGTCGCCGTGCGCTTCTCCGCCAGCGTAACCGGATCGCCCTCCTCACCAGCACTTGCCGGATACCGATCAACCTCATCCATCACGACGATGCGGATGGTCTTCTGCGCAAGACCGCTGGGCACATTCGCGCCAACTGCGTGCAACCGACCACCAGGAAACTGACGATGCAACCGCCGATGCTTCGCCGACCGCGACTTCCGATCACCCATAATCGCCCGCAACACAGGTGTATCGCGGATCATCGGATCGAACTCGTCGTCTGCCCACTCCTCAGCGCGCTCAACCGTCGGCCAAACCACCAAGATCGGCGCCGGATCAAGATGAATGTGATACCCGATCAAGTTGTTTAGCGTTTGCGTCTTCCCAACCCGCGCACACGTCATCAACACAACGCGCTCAATCCGCGGATCAGTCATCGCATCCATAATGCCGCGCAAATATTCCGCGCGCGACGTATTCCACCGCCCCGGTTCAGCGCTACTCTCAGGCGACAACCGACGATATTCGTCCGCCCACTCCGATAGAGACAATCTAGGCGGCGGCGCCAGCCTCCTCGCCAGCCTCGTCCACATCCTCATTGCGGCGGACGAGTCGGCGCGCCCTCTCCTTAATCGCATCGATCACTTCACGCTCTGCAAGATCGTTGAGCGCATCATGCACTGCTTTCGTCAGCAGCTCCCGCGTTTGCACCGGATCAGTGGTCAGCGCAAGTCGCGGCGCACACGCCGCCGGGATAGCAAGCACCTTCTGGCGAACCGCATCGAACGCTGCACCGACCTGCTCCTCGATCACCTCCGCTGCGATCAAATCCGCGCTGAGCTGATCAACCAGCAACTGCAGCCGATCACCCCGAAGCTTGATCTCGCGCGCCTTAACCGCATCAAGGCTAAGCGCGTCCGCCACAACCGCACGCCCGCCAGCAGCCTGTGCAGCCGCCAGCGCCTTCACACCAGCCTGCACGACCGCGCGCAAATCAATCAGACCCTCCGGCGTCACCGGTAATCGCCCATCCGATCTGCGCCCAGTTATGACGCGCTCGGACACGCCCAGCAGCTTAGCGAGCTGCCCCGACGTGCAAGCCCTAGGTATGTCTGGAGATGCTACTCTTGGCATGGTTTTTGCCTGGGCGCATGTCGCGCCTTCGCCACCCGCATAGGTTGTAGCCCAGGAAGGACCCGCGCTCGGCCCTAGGATCGCCATAGAGCGCGGTCTGGTCCTCGCCGCTAGGGTGGTAGGGGCCAGATGCCGGAGGCCAACCAGAGGGCTTCCTATGGGCAGCGGCCGGCATGTCTGTAGGCGTTGCTGCCGGTCAAAACAGCGTCGGCTGTTCGGCCTGCCGGTCCGGGGCGAGGCAGTGCGGCGACGCCCACAGCCGCTCGCGGTGCTTCTGGCTGCCCATACCGTCGGCTAACAGGCTGTCCCTAGCGAACCACTCGTAGACGCGCCAGCCGTGCGCCTCTAGCTCGGCGTGCTCGACGTCGAAGCCTGCCAGCACGATGCGGTTCTTTGGATCAGCGCCGGCCTTGAGGCACCACTGGCGCACTGCCGTTGCGACTGAACCGTCGTCGTGCACATACATGCCCGAGGCGCGAATCTCGTTAGCGTAGGGCGGGTCAAGGAAAAATCCCGCGACGCCCCCCATCCGCACGCTGAGCGTGTGGCTCGCGCCGACAGTGACTGCTCGCGACCAGTCGCCATTGAGGATTCGCACATGCCTCAGCCTGGCTTGCAGAAGTCGGAACCAAGCGCGTAGCCGTGGCATGGTGGTCGGATGGAAGTGCTCTTCATCTGGGCCAACACCAAACTCGCGCAGCGATGCGTAGTTCACGCCTTGGCCGTTGTTGGCGAGGTGCGGCCGATCGCGCGAGACGCCCGCGCGCCGTTCGGTTCGGCGCATCTTGACGATGCGGCCTGTCGCAGGATCAGCCGTCCACGGGCCATTACCCGTGAACGCGCCGATCTGCACGGCGACGGCCCATAGCCACCAGCCGGCCATAATCGGATCACACCACGTTGCGTCGCCGGCCAGCCGTTCGAGCGCAACCTCGTCACGCCATTTCAGCAGCGCAATCTGCCGCGCGGTCTTGCACGCCTCCGACACGGGCCAGCTTGCCGCTTCGGCCACCGCATCGGGATATTGCGCCAGCGCTCGCCAGGCGTTGACAACGAATCCGTCTAGATCGTTGACGGTTTCGCTGTGATACGGCCGGTTGCACGGATGCGGCCGGTTCAGCAAGACCGCGAGCGAACCCGCAAACGGTTCAACGTAGTGATCGACGTCGCCGAGCAGCGCCCAGACCAGCGGCGCGGCTTTGGATTTGCCGCCGAACCAAGGGAACGGAGCCTTGCGAGCGAAGCGCGATTCGATAAACGCGCTCGGCTCGTCCTCGCAGATTGCGTCGTCCGGCTCGTCGGCGAGATAATCCATGCGGCCCCTGCTACCTTAGCGCGCAGTTCGGCACGCTAGTCGCGCGCTAGCGAATTCGGAGTCCAGTGTCAAGATTTTTCGACACGCCGGGCGTCAATGCGCCCGTCCAGCCCGTAGTGCTTGGCGAGCACGCCGAGCGCGGCGA